TCATAAGTCCATTTGCTCATTTTTCGGCAATTGTTCGCCCTTCTTCGTCAATACTATAAACCGCTCAGTTCCAGATTTTCTCTCATCTACGTCCAAATCATATAAATTAGCATAAATCTTCGTCCATTTGGTGAATGTTCTCTGAGGTAATTTTTCAAAGTCTTCATACTCTTCCCGGAAACTCCTAAACAAATTTTTCTTGTTATATTCTATACCTAATTCATTTTCTTTTATAAACTCTTCAAACTCCTGTGATGTTTCATCAATAAGTCTTTTCTTAGTCAGGTTCACATACTCATACTCACTTAAGCCAACACTTAAATAAAATTGACAACACTCAATCATAAAATTATCGAACTTATTAAATTCTTTTTTACTCCATTCAGAAAAGAAAAGTTCACCAAAATCATCAGTTGGTTTATGCTTTGCGTCGTAATAATCCGAGAACTCAATAACAAACTGCCTATCACTACTAGAATCATCAGACCCTTTTATTGAATGATTAGTTGTTATTATTATTTTCGGTGCTTCCTCAAAAGGAATATGGAATTCACCTTTATTTTTTTTCTCAACAGTTAATCCCTCTGTGATTATGCTAAATAATCTCTCGAACGGGAAATTATTTCTGACATCATCAAAAAATATTATTTCAGTATCAAGGTTCACAGACTGGAAAGCAAATGATTTATCGAACTGGAAATTTTTTCCATCAAGTTTTAATAAGTTTCTCAATTGCGATATTGCATTTGCAACTAAACTCTTACCAGACCTACCAAAAGCATTCGCACTTAACTTCTCATCTATAAATACAATAGCTTTACTGCAGGCGGGATTTTTATATCTGTGTAATAAATAACCTATTGTACTTTTAAGAGCATTTAATCTTTTCGGCTCTTTCCTACAAATGTTATTCAAGAATATTTCGTAAACTGTGGCGTTACTTCCTTTCACAAAACCTCTCTTTATCCTTTGCTTTTCCCATATAACACCATTTAAATCTTTATACGGTTTCTCAATTATCCTACTCTTAGTTACTTCAACAAAACAATTTTCAAAAAAGAAATACGCTTTATCTTTCTCATCCTTGATGAAAGACAAATCCATTGTTTTTAAAAATTCCAAATAGGCGTCACAAAAAATATTTCTAGCCGTTTTAATTATACTTTCTTTTACTAACTGTTTTATCCAATTATCTTTTATCATCTCATTTATGTAAGCCAAAACAAAATCCTTAATATTTATGCTGGTTACTTCACTAACAATATTTTCCTTAATCCTTATATATATAGGTGATATTCCAACAAACATTTTCCCAAAACCTTCTTCTTCCAACAAATCAATTAAATCAGTTCTTATAATATTTGCTTTACCTTCATCAATTCGCCAGAAATGTTTTCGCGGTTTAACCCAACCAAACTTTTTTGCTATTTCATAAAATGAACCTAATGTAATATCGCCACGATAATCTTTCAGAAAGCCATCATATTTCCTATTAATCTCATTTTCACTCTCGTTGTACTTCGGATTCCCTGAACTAATATCAACAAAGTGTTGCCTGCCGTCTTCTCCAAGTGAAGCCAATGCAAGACCAATCTTATACCAATCTTCGTAATTATCAATACTACCCTTAATAAAATCAACTGCATCTTTTAATAATTTTTTTTCATATTCATTTTGCCCCTTCGTGCCTGGCATAGCTTTAGTGCAGACTGGTTCATTTATTACACACAACTTTTTAATCGTTTCTAAAACTTTCCCAATCCAAATGTTTTTTGGTTCCTCGTGAGGCAATCCTTCTTCGTGCAGATTTACAAACTCATAAACATTTCCACTCGGATGTTTTGATGGAGGCAAAACAGTTTGACAATTTTTCCATCTTAATTCAATATGATCACAGCTTTCAGAATCCTTAGGTTTAATTTTGTAATATGCTTTAATGCCACCTAAACCGTCAAGATAATTTTCTTCATCCTCGCTCTTAAACCAAATGTGAAAACCCTTTCTACTTCCACTCTTAACAATCCATAGATAATTTTTACCTAGCCCAAGTTCCACAGCAAAATTATAAACTATTTGAGTATCCGTAACATTATCAAAATCCAAACATCTTAAATTATTGATGCCAGAAATAGCACCAATACCATTTGTCTTACTATTCCATCCCAAACTATCTATTTGCGAAACTCCCATGTCTTCAGTTTGCCACTTAGCCCAATCCAATTTTGGTACTTTATCAGTAAGTGGAATAACATTAAATCCAAATGCATCATTATAATCTTTTGCTATTTCTCTATAATTCATTTCTTCCTCCATTCACAAACGATCCCAATCCACAATCTAATGACAACATATCACCGACAACCCCTCTTCTAATAGTTTCCCCCTTTTCAAGGGGACGGAAGGGGGTTTTTTCGCTCTATCTGTTCTTATCAGTTCTTTCCGTTCAATCAGCGTGCTATTTTCTTGCCTTTCATTAAACACATTCACCGCATCCCTCAATCCATCAATATTCAAATGCGCATAAATCTCTGTTGTAGTAATTGAACTATGCCCCAGCAATTCCTTTATTTTATATAGTGATACTTCACGTTGTGCCAAATTAGAAGCAAAAGAATGCCTAAGGCTATGGAAATGTATGCCTTCCGATACTTTTGCCTTTCTACACGCTCTCTTGAATCTCTTGGAGATATAATCAGCAGTGTAAGCACTTCCACGCTTATTAAAAACAAAACCATCCAGTTTCACAACCTTACCCCTTGCAGCAATCAAAATATCAATCGCATCATCGCAAAGGGGAATGGTCCTTTGCTCTCTTGTTTTTGTCTTGAAACTATCATCACCAATAACAATAAACCTTTCAGCAAGATTAACACTACTCCATCTTAAATTGATTAACTCACCAATTCTGCAACCGGTAAAAAAACCTAGTGATGATACATCTCTAACTACTTTCACATCAATATTTTTCAATATCTCATCAAGTCCTTTTTTGGTAATAAATTCTGGATGATTCTTTTGTTTCTTCGGTAATTTTATTTTCAAAAAAGGATTAACAGAAATGTAACCCCAATCAACCCCTTTATTAAAGGCAGTTTTTAAATTCCTATAGTAAACCCTATAACCTTCACCCATACTATTCTGTAACTTCGTCATAAACAACTCAGTTTCTCTAAACGTAATCGTTGACATTATTTTCTGTTCTTGGAAGTACCCAATCAAATGCTTAAAACTAACTGTATGACTAATGTAATATTTGGCAGACCTATTCTGTTTCACAAAATCTAAATAGTCATCAATAAATTTCCGTAAGCTTACATAAGCAACGCTTTGGTTAGCACCACTAATATGTTGCAACAGTTGCATAAGCATTTCGTTATTTACACCTTCCAAAATTTGCATGTTAGTTCTTCGCCCTAATCATTAAACCAATAATTTCTTCGTCATTATTACAAGCCTTTAACTCCACCAAAAAATTTCTTAGAACATCAACAGAACTAATTGCTTTACTATATTTAAGCAGCATCCCATTATTCACAATCTCATCCAATCGGTTCTTAGCATCACAACACAAAATCAATTCCTTGCTTTCTTCAAACCGAACTTTTATTTCTTCACATTCTTCTATTAATTCTTCCAAATACTTCATTTTTCTTCCTCTTCTTTTTCAATTACCACTTAATGACACTTTTTTAATAACGACAAATGACATGTGTTTTCTTACGGCGGTTCAACATCTTCATCAATTAAAATATTCTCATTCGAGGCTTGGTTATTTCGCATGGTCACCGAGCGGAGTCGAGGTGAAGCATCCTCAAAAAAGACTAAGTACCTTCCACTATATTTTGAACAAAGAATTTTTCTGTGATTGGTTAATTTGTAGTGTTTTGATTGTGATAGGGTTAAGTACTGTGCTGAATTTGACGGTGTTGTTTCTCTATTCATCAAGAATAGATTTTGTTTCCAGTAAGTTGTGCTATTGTTTTGCAATTTTAGCCTCATGTTATATTATTGTATTGTTTATTTTAAGTATCTTATGCACTTTATCGTCCTTTTATTTTCTTTGTCACATGACAATATTTTAATTATTACTAATTAATTATATTTAACGTCTGGTATTTAATCAATAAGACCTTTCGCTAACTATTATTTAAAACTAACTGTTTAATTCATGTCGTTATTTTGCTATTTATACTATTTTTATTTTCCATATGCTACGATACAAAATAGCGGTATTCCATTTACGTCATTCTTACGTCATTTTTTTCATGTGGGTTTTTTGTGTAGATTTTAGATTATTTTGAAGCTTTTTGATAGAACAACAGATTATTTTGTTTTTTATTGCAAATAAGTTCTAAGCATAAATTTGCTACTTATTTAAAGGGAATTTTGAGGATGCTATTGAATCACTTGGTACTTTTATACTTGATAATATTCCGAATCTATTTTATAATTCGCATTGGGCCTCCCAATACTTTATCCATTTCATCACGTTTATGCTCGTCGGCAATCTTCAAATATTTCTGCATCATTTTATATGTAGTGTGCCCAGTAATTGCCATTAAACATCAGCTTTCATTCCTTTCTGTAATGACAAACTTATAAACGTTCTGCCTGTCGCATGTGTTCCTATATCCTCATATTTCTTTGTTGCTGTTTCAATTCTATTGCTTCCCTGATATTTTACAGATGTAACCAGAGTGTCAATTTCAGCATGTTCGCATAGCGCTTTGATGTACTTGTTTTGCTTCTGTTTGAGATTATAGGTAAGGCTGCGGATATTCTTTATTCTTCGCCAAAATAAATAATGCTAAGTTACTTAGAGGTATTTCTAGTATTTGCCGAGCCTTCTTTTTTCTAACTTTCCATGTGGCATCCTCAACGTCTGGATGCTTAATATTCTGAATGTCAGAATAACGAATATCAGTCAAACATTGATAAACAAACTCTAACTCTATCAAGTCTTTCATTGTTGAGCTTCATATTGCAATGTATCATCAATTCTTTTTCACTTAAAAACACAATGTCATTTTCTTCAGTTGTGCTCTTAATGGTTTTGTAACTGGTATTATCAGTATAATTGTTATTAAGAATAAGAGTATTTGGTGATTTATCTATTTTATTCCATGCTATCGATAACAATATTAAAATGCCTCGTTTTTTAATCCATGATGGTATTTTTGATGGCATGGATAAAGCCCACTTTATAAGTGTAATAAAATACCTCGATGAACAAAAATCATTAGGCAAAAAATTTCAATATATTTTAGCACTAAACGAAGAAGGCGATTTGAAAGATAATTTTGGTGATGCAGATTTAGTTACAACTCAAAAAATTGAAGATGAAGCAATTTTAACTCTAACCCCTAGCAAACATCTATTTGAAACAGACTTTTCATAATAGAATAAAGATGTATTATTTAATTCGTTCTGAGTTTGCCATTGTAATTCTGTGAGATACCATAACACATCTCTCTATTAAACAATACTCATCCACTATTTTGTTGAAACCTTCATAAAAAAGTATTTTGCAAAAAGTTAATACTCACAAAACACATTTCCTTAAATCTATCATTTATTTTTTGAGATAGAGCATGAATTTCCTCTTTCACTTCTTCTTCAGACTTAGTAGCAAAATCATTTTCAAGTGCGAGAAGAATTTCTTCACGTTTGTTTTTTATTTTTGTAGCATTTAGGTTTAATACTTCTTCAATTAATTTCTTTATACTTTCAGTGGAGTCCTTAGAAATAGTAATGCCTTTAGAAGTATATAAAAAAACACTTTCGCACTTTTCATTAAGTGGAGTAATTACAAGATGTTTATTTTGTCTAAAATTATTACAATGGGTAATTCTAGGTTTCGGTTCTTTTTGACTCCCATTGCAAGAAGCGAGAAAATTATCATAATCCATAGCTTTTTGTTCGTCTGTCCCAGTACATTCTACTTTGGGTTTTATATGTTCAATCTCAGTCGATGGATCATTCTCAATTCTTAGTCCACAATAACAACAGATATAACCTTGGTCCAGCAGTAATGCTTCCTTTACGCTCTCTTTCTCAGGGTTCTGAAACATGTCCCATCTTGGTTCATTAATAACCCGACAGTTTTCTTTCCAATCTTCAAATATTTGAGGCGAAGATCCTTTTACTATAAATTTCAATTTGACTTTCTCTTCAATCGATCAATCCTCATTTCTGCTACAGTATAAAATGGATCCTTTTCAGACAAATGTTCTTTTAAATTTACTAACCATTTTTCGGCTGATTCCACATCTTTTTGTGCTATTGCATTACTAAACTTTTCAATATATTTATTTGCTTTGAGTGACATTTCCGAAGTTTCCATAACTTCTTCCAATATAGAGTTGGTATCTCTACCAAATAAGCCATTTGAATCAATCGAATATATTTTGCCATTTTCCATAGTCCAAACATTATTCTCATGCATACTTGATAATACTTGAGGGGAGTGAGTTGTAATAAGAAAATGATTTTTTTCACCAATAAAATTCTCAATTTCGCCAATAAAATCCCTTTGCCATTTTGGGTGTAAAAATGTATCTGGTTCATCAAAAAGATATAGGGTTTCTTTATAATCAAAAAACTCTACAAGTCCTCGGATTGTGAGAAGTTGTCTCTCACCTTCTGAAAAGTTATAATCATTAACCTTTTCTCCTGTTGTTTTAAGAAGTGTAACACTAACATTATCTATTAAATCATCCAAATAGGTAGCATCCAGCATTTTATATAAGTCTCTGTCGTAACCAATATGCTCATCCTCTCTAATAGTTTTTAGTTTATCACCTGAAAAAAGGAATGTATTTTCATTTTTAATTTCATTCTGGTTTCTTTTTAAATTACTCAGGAACGTTTTTACATTTCCATCTTTCGCTCCCCAAAAAGTATCAATGCTTGCATTAGAATTTTTTGCCCATCTAGGTTGCTTAAATTTAATAGAAAAATTTTCAATTTTTTCAATATTGAATTTTTCTTTTAGGAAGTCATGAACGCTAGTTAAATCAGAAGACAACATTGAAAGAAGAATTAATGGAAAATAATCTGGATTCACATAGAACATATGTCGCTTACTGTTATTTCCAGATTTTTCAACACTTTTCCTATAATCATCATCAAATTTTTGAGTATAATTCTGCATTCTTTTGTTAAAGCCTGAGTAATATATTAAAATATTATCTGGGAGATATCTGGTTCCTAAATATCCACTACGCAAAAAAGATAAATCCTTTTGTTCATCGTTTATCATTATTTTATAACCATCCAACGCATCTTGTTTAATGGAAATATTATTTCCTTCACATTCGTATTTTATAGAATACTTAAAAATGGGTATATCTATTTCATCAAGTAACAGATACTTAAAAATCAAAACTATACTTTCTAGCATGTTCGACTTTCCAGACCCGTTATTACCGATAAATACTGAGATAGGATTATCTGACTCAAAATTTATCTTGAAATCTTTAAGGTTTTTATATTCCTCAATCCACAGTTCTTTTATCTTCATTTAAATATCTCCTTTTCAAATTCTTCAATCGCTAATGTTCGATTTTCTTTTGCATGCTGCCTAAGAGAATTCATCTCATCTCTCATTTTATCTAAAATATTTGCTATTTCTTTTTGTGTTTGCAAAGGAGGTAAGGGGAATAGAAATTCTTGCATTTCTTGAGCATTAATATTTGCCTGGCCTGTGATTTGTCTACTAACCATATCTTTTTGATATTTAAGAAGACTAGAATTAAACAAGTAATTAATATAATTTACATTTGCTTTTTCTGTATTAACTACAACTCTTATTAAATAGGAAGCAAAAGTATATTCCTCATCTTCATAAAAAATTGCCGTTTTACCAACAAGTTCTTTACTATTGGTTCTGTTAAATAACAAATCTCCCTTATCCAATGTGTATTTATCCTTAACATTATCGTTAATAGAAATGTACTTCAATATAGTAATGTCAAGCTCAGAGTTTAGTATATTATTCATTCTTAACATGGGTGGTCCAATCTTATCTATTGATGACTTTTCAGATAACCCATATTGATAAGAGTCTATAAAATCCCTAAGCTTTACTATTTTATATTTACCTCTTAATATTTCTGAAATAACAGCCACTTTATTTAGAAAATCAACGGCCCACCTTTCAACATTTCTAGAATTTACAATTTGCAATCCTTTTTTATTTTTTCCTTTTTGTAGTTTTTTTATTCCCAAAGCATCAAAAAGATATGTCTCAATATTTTTCTCTATTTTATTTGCATTCATCTCTTGCCTCTCAGCAAGTTGGACTCTGTCATAATAAGATTTAACTATTCTAGTTTGTTCTTCCAGTTTTGGGAAAGGAATATTTAATTGTCCAATAAATTCGTATGTAGCCTCGTTTTTTATACCATCAGCTCGTAAGTATTTAATAAAATTTAAAAATCCATTGCTCCTTAAAACAAGTATTAGATAGTTCCTATTTATTTTATTATTGTCAATTTTATATGGTTGATAATGAGTAGAACAAACTAATTTACCATTATTATTAATTGCTACTGCTCCTTGATGAAAATTTATTTTTGAAACCAATAATTCATTAATCGGCAAAACGTATAAATCCATACCAGTTTTATTCTCATCTCTTAAATGAATCTTTCCATCTTTGAAACTAATTTTACCAACAATTGGGGAAAGTCCATCATAGTCGTCTTTTTTTACTCTAATTTGTATTGGTTCAATTAAATTATCTAAAGATATTAAAGGGTATTTACTTGTTATTCTATAAGGATTTAAATAATAACTGACGTACCATTTTTCAAAACTAGAATAAGATATAAATTCAAGAACCGCCTTTTTATTTCTGTTCATCTTATCCATAAATTTCTACCGGTTCACTAACTTTAGAAATTCTTATGATTTTTTCATTATCAGCAATATCATAACTAACAGAATCTATAACATTTTCCCAAAGCTTTTTCTTTTCTCTATATTTTACATACTCATCTCTTAAAGGATTAAGCTCGTTATCTATTTCAGCTCCTGTTGTACTGATCCCTGCTTTTTCAACTTCTGCAATAGGTATTTCATAATCAAACTTTTCTTTTACTTTAGACTTTATTTCTATTTCAATCTTTAATTCATAATTTTTCAACTGCTTTCTAGCTTCTTTCTTTTCATCCTTATTAAGAGCCATTTTTCCCTTTTGCTCCAACATTTTTTTCAGAGCTAATACTTCTTGCTCATATTTTTTGTTTACTTCCTTTTCCGCTTCAGATACAATTTTTAAATAAGTTTTGCTCTCTTCGTCAGTAAATTTTTTAAAGAATAGTAAACTTGGCTTTACCGTTGCACCAGAAGCAATAAATACATCTTGAGGTATTGAAGTTATTAAAAGTATTTTTGCTTTGCTCTCAACATAGTCACGTATCTTCTGTAAATTGCTATTATTTAAAACACCCTCAGGCAAAACAATTCCCATTCTTCCTCCAGGCCTTAGTAACATTAAACTTCTCTCTATAAATAGAACTTCTGTTAAAGAACTCATTTTTCCTGTTTCATACAAATTCAGAATTGGAGACCCAATATTATCTGTAACCTGTTTCATTGCTTCGTTATAAGCGGGACCAAATATATTTTGATATTTCTTAATTCTTGTCTCATCAGTAAATTTATCGTCTTCCGTTATTTTCAACGTCTTTTCTACCCTCGAACCAAATGGGGGATTTGTTAATATTATATCAAATCGATTCTCAAAAATTCCATTTACATTAAGTAAACCATCATTATGATGCACTCCACCATGACCATCGCCATGCATTATCATATTCATTTTTGCAGTTCTACTCATTCGAGAATTTGCATCAGTTCCAAAAATACAATCATACGAAAGTGTTCTTAAGCGACTTCTCTCATTATTTATGTCCAACTCTGTGTTAAGTTTATTAAATAAATTATTTACAATTTCGTCAATTAATGTTTTCTCTTTCTCTGAAAGTTTTTCAAAACTTGCATCATAGTATTTTACCTTTATCTTCTCTTTTGCTTTCTGTATATCTTCTTCAATTTGCGACCTTACATATTCAAATGTCTTAATCAAAAAGCCACCACTCCCACAAGCGGGGTCGCAAACCACCTCTCCCTCATGAGGATCAAGTATTTCTACCATAAAATCAACTACTGGTCTAGGTGTAAAAAATTGTCCTAACTCACCTCTAAAAGTCCTTCCTAAGAATTTTTCAAATGCTATCCCTTTCACATCATCTGAAGTAGTTGAAAGATTATATTTTTGCAGCTCTTTAACTATTGCTTCAAAACTACCTTGCTTAACATTTATTTTTTCATGACTTTCAAACAGATCATCATCTTTAAAATCTTTTTTTGTTTGCTCAAATAAAAATTGATAGAACTCAGGTGCATCATCTGATTTAAATTGTTCGTAGTTTTTTCTACCCTTTTCAAATTCATCTAATGAAAAAATTTGAGTTCCATCATTAGTTCTCTCATATCTAATTTTAATAAATAAAATTTTACTAATTTCATCAAATGCAGCTTCAGGTGATAGTTTGTCATTATTCCTAATAATATTGTGACATTTGAAAAGTAGTTTAGAAAACTCATCTCTAGTAAAGGCTTTTGTTTGCTGCAATAATTCAATAATTTTTTTCTTATCATTAATTATTTTAGCATCAGGCATATCAATAATTTCATCAAGTCTTTTAGGGATCTTACCTTTACGTACCTTGAAAACTCTTGTCTCTTTTAAATTTGTTGTAACAAAGAATTCAGCCCCAGCCCATGAAGCGTAGTTGTACCCTTGAAAAAAATCTTCTTCTCTAATAGTCAAATGCTCGGCTTTACACTCTATAACTATTGTTGGACTGTTCTCTTTTATTCTATCATCTTTCGATTTCCATACAACAATATCAGCCATTGCACGCCCTTGGCCTCTTTGAGAATTGTTTACCTTCTCTTCTTGTGACATTTGCTCAAACGTAAAGCCATAATGGTTAATTAAACGACAAATATATTTCTGCCTTACCATTTCTTCAGGCTTTGACATTAACCACTTGTTTTTAAGAGGTGCAAATATTTTATTATCTTTAGTTTGAACTTCACACTTCATCTTAGTTGCCTTTTGCTCTAGTTATGTTTCAGAATAATATTGTGCAAAATACTAAATAAAAACAATTAAATAACCTTATTCCAACTTCTTTAATCCATTTCATTTTTATTCGTATATTAGCTACAACTATTATAAACCCAAGAGGCAACAACATGAACGAAATGTTAAACAAAGCCATCACAAATGAAGCAACCAATTTGTATATATCATTCGAAATGTTCAAAGAGCTTGCAGACAAAGGCTGTTATCTAAGATTTAATGATAATCTCGAAACACGTTTCGATATATTCGGAGGTTCAAATTATTTTGATAAAAATAAACTTAGCTTTTTTCTATTATCATTGGTGCAAGGTTCACTTGCCCTTCTAACAGAAAGAATGGAAAATAGACTTAAAGAATTTGGTCCAATAGATGACTATCCAAAATCATAAATCTTTACAAAAATTATTAACAATATCCACAGCCAAGTAAAATAATCTCTTGACAACACAATTTTTATTCTTTAAGTTTCAACTGATAGTTGTAGCAATACAACGACTCAAAAGGGCTACTGAGGTTGTGCCCTCTACCTTGGTAGCCCTTCCTTTTTCTTCTTGAAACTTCAATTTTACTAATAATTATATGTTTGTTTTAGTTGATTTGGTTATTATCAATTATGCAACCACCCCTTTGCAAATATTTTCTTGGAGCTTTAATCTTTTAATTTTTGTAATTCATCACAGATTGTTTCTATTTTCGGTTCTATCTCATCTTTTTTAAGTGTTATTGTATTTTTATCAAAACCATAACTTATTAATAATTTACTAAATTTATCTGGGATTCTTGGAGAATAATGCCAATAATGATTTTCCGTTATTTTTTCACACAACTTTAGTCGAAATTTGTTGGTTCCAAAAAACTCTATAATTAAATAATATTTATTTTTATCATAATCAAAAGGTCCAATAAAAATATGAGGTTCTTCTGTGGATTTGCTTTCATAATAACGTGTTCGTTGAAAAGGCATAAATATTTTGTCTTGAAATACATGTTCATACAAGTCCCATGAATTTAATTCTCTATGCATTCCATTCATTTGAACTTTTGATAAAAGATAAATTTTATCTGAATAGAACCTTATTTGACGATAATTGCAATAAGAAATATTATCAGGTTTTTCTATAATATACTTCATCCAATTTGTTTTGCTGTGTCTTCTTACAATTGCAATTAAACTATCTTTGATATTATATTCATCAACATCCATCAATAATTCTTTTAAATATTTTGTTTTGAGATTATCATTAAAAACCTTTCTCCAATTATCCATTTTTGTTCTTAATGCTTCATCAAATATGCAAAATGTTTTATTTTGACCAACATCAACAAGATAATTACCTTTTGTTAATAATGCTCTTTGGAATAAATAGTCATACTTCTCCCTGAATTCCTTTCCAAATAGTTTTGAAAGTATTTGGGAGCTGCTTCTAAAAATATCTTTATCATAATTATTGTTTTGATCTTTAGAGTACTCTAGAATAAACCCAATTTGCCCATCAAAATATGGATGCTGTTCAATATTAGAAAACAATTCTTCCCATTCTGAATTCTCAATTATTAACTTTGCTTTAGTACTTTCTTCTTTTCTCTGAATACCTAAGAAATATTCAATTGTATCTGAAGATTGACCTATTGATGTGTAAATATCTTCGATATTCTCACTCAATTTTTTGATTGCACGGATTGCATCTTGATAATTATCAGCACTTTGAATTAAAGTATTATTGATAAGATTAGTTGAAACTCTCAACCACCTTTTAAAGATATATTCATTTTCATCAGTTATTTTCCCATAGTTTATGAAAAAAAGTCCAAGGGAATAAAAACGTATTCTTTGCCAATAATTTATTGATGATGATAAAAAGTCTATGAAAATTTTTTTAATATCCTCATAATCAATTAGTCCATCTAATATTTTAGTAATCTGATTTACATTATTCTCACTTTGGTATACTTCTTGGTAATTATCAAAAAGGTTAAAATTTTCAACTATTTCTTTATTAACTGGTTTTAATTCTGCATAAAAATTCAGTGTGATATTTTTAAAAAAATTGAAGAATTTCTCATCAACATTTTTAGTGATTATTTCTGAGTGCTCGTTTTTTTCAAAATTCCAAAACACATCTAACCATTCATTGTCTAATTTTGATTTTTCTTCTATTGATGTTAAATATTGAGAGAAATTTGCTTTGAAATTTTCAAATTCAGTAAGTGGCTTACCTCTTGCATTCATTTTTATATAAAGTTCATCAGTAAGTTTGAACTGTTCAAGAGGTAAAAACTGAAAAGTTACATTATTTCCTTTTTCCAATTTCTCAAATAAAGGTTGTTCAAGATCTTTAAACTTACTGTGTATCGTATCTAGCATATTCAACATAGCTGATACAGTAGGATCAAGTTCCCAAGACAAATAATACCATTTGCTATCTTTTATCGTATTACTAATCTTCCCATTTATTGCATTGTAATCTATATTTTCATTTATTAGACTTTTGCAGAAATCACCCGAACTTACTCTGGTCTCATACGTAAATTTTAATAGAACTGATTTTATTTCATCAGTTAGCTTGTTTTCTTTTAATACAATATACCAGTGAATTAAAAACAAAGTGGTTAAGCGTTGTTGACCATCAAGTGGTATTAGTATATTATTTTCAACTTTACCATAAACAAAATCAAGATTTAATTCCTCGTTTTTTTTAATGGACTCTTTTATATCCTCTAAGAATTTATCTACAATTTTTACAATTGCAATGTCTTTTCTACCCTGTGCATAATCACGTTGAATTTTTGGAATTTCAACTCCATAATTTCTTAATAATTCCCAAAAAGTATATTTAGTCTTCATCAGTTTTTTCTTCATTAGGTAAGAATTCATTTAACTTTGTTTCAATTTCATTCCGATATGCTTCCTTATCTTTTTTTGTCCACTCTGAATTTTGAGAAACGTCTTTACTATAATATTTAAGAAATACATTTTTTGTGCAAATAGGTATAAATGAACCTTTTTCGTCTAGTTCAATTATCTTATCTCTTTTTATCGGAAAAATGTTATTGTTTAATGCAGAATTATCTTCAGTGGAAAGTAAAGCCATGTTATCAATGGAATGTATATTTACGTTTTCATTTTCCGAATATTTTTGAAATATTTCTTCCTGTAAACTAACAAATGAATCAAGTTCAATATTACTAACTTTTAAAAGGTTTGTTATTTTTTCTTCGATATTTTCCTCTTTTACATTGTTGAAAAATATTTTTTGTTCTTCTAATAGTAGCCTTCTTTGTTTGTCAGTTTTTAAATCTTCTGAATTTTGTGCGTGAATATGCTCCAAACTCCACTTTTCTTCAATAAATCTTTCAAAAGGGAATTTTGAATATTTACTATTCATTGTTGAAACAACATTAAACAAAAGCAATATTTCCCTAATGAGATCACTGTTTTCTTCATACGACAATTCAATTATCGATTCAATTCTCTTTTTTTCAAATTTTCTCTTAATATCTAAACTTATTAATTTAATTAGTTCTTTTTTGAAATCTGATTTTGAGATATTATTAGAAAGTAATTTAATTTGTTCAACATCTTCACCTATATGAATTAAATAACCAATTAAATGATAATATACATTGTTATTATACCATTCTTCAAAAGTTCTAAAATATGTTTTTATTTCTTCCCATAATTCATTTTTTGTTTTTTTGTTGTTCTTTATTAGGTTATTGAATATATAGAAAGTATAGTACTTGTCAATTGATTTGTTTATCTTAATTGTTACCTCATTTCGATATTTATTTGCAATTAAATCAAAGATATATGCAATTTTTGTAGGCTTTGAGTTGTAAGTTTTATTTAAGAAAAACCAAAAACTCTTATTTTGTAAAGTATTTTCTATATTTTCCCATTCGTAAGCAAGTTTCTGTTGGTATTTTTCTCTTTCCTTATCTGTTTGGCTACTATTTATAAAAAATAGAGCTTTAATAAGTTCAGCGTTTGTAAGTGAAATTTTGCCCATATTTATTCTTGTGAAAATATTCTTTGATAAATTCTCACTTTTCGGTTGCACTTCGTACCAAATAAATCGCACATTATTGGCAATGTCTTTAGCATCTCTGTAGTCTACTTTTAGTAGAGTATTTAAATAATCAGCTTTATTAATGTTATTGTATTCAAACCATTTTTTTATTGATATATAGGCTTTACTAATGTGAAAAAAGTCAATGTTTTTAGTATTAACCTCTTTTGTTTCTAATATTTTTTCTAAAAATTCTTTGCTGCTGTAATCTTCTTTTTCTCTTGTTTCATAAGATATGACAAATTTCTCAACTCTGTTAAACATAATTTTTCTTGCTTCTTCGAGATAGGATAAAAGAATGAATAGCGTAGTAAGCCTTTGTTGTCCATCAATAACTTCCCATCCATCATTTATCTTTTTAGTCACGACTATTGGTTGAAGACAATAAAATTCACCTTTTTCTTTATCTTCTTTCTCTTGAAATTCAAGAATATCCTCCAATAAATCTATTACTTGTCTTTCGTTCCACCGATAGCCTCTTTGGTAAGCAGGAATGAAAAATTCTTTTTTTAATAAATTTTCAATTGGTATTAATTCTAGTTTATCCATAAATATTTCTTTTATATATTAGCTAATGAATGACATAGTATAATTACTAATTACTTTAATTATTTTTAGAAAACTAACAATTCTAATCATTAAATACTAACATCATTAAACAAAAAACACCCCGTCACATCACATTAGAAAGCCAGTATTACATAATTGCTGGTTATGCGATAGCGTGGAAATGCTTCGCATAACTTCAATTATATAAACTCGGCACAAAACAAATTTGGTAGTAAATCAAAACAACATTTAGGAGCTTTGCCATATTAGTCTATCAAGATTTTACCACTTCACTACAAAGGGCAGAAAGAAATTCCCTTTTTCGTTCCGTTATTCAATGCCACTTAATTGCGTAGATGGGCTTCGGGTAAACGCTAAATTCCGCAAAAGTTATGAAGAAACTAACATTTGCTCCATTTATCCTGCCTCGCCCAGAAAACCAAAAGAATTTAAATCTTTTACTTCTATCTCAACAACACCATCTTTCTAATCATTGAATTATTTCCACTTACAACTCTATAAAAATAAATTCCACTAGAAAAAGAAGAAGCATTAAACTCTACTTTGTAATTACCACTTTGTTGCTCTTCATTAACTAAATTTGCAACTTCTTTCCCTAAAATATCATAAACCTTTAATTCCACAAATCCATTATTTGGTAAATCATAACTTATCACTGTACTAGGATTAAATGGATTTGGATAATTTTGATTGAGTGCAAATTTTGTAGGCAAAGCTTCAGCATAGACCTTAACTGTATTATTATTACCATATTTATTGTTTTTAGCTATAATCTTTAGTGTAGCATCTTCTTTCCCAGCATTTGTGGGTTTATATGTAATTACATTTGACCATCCCGAATTGGGAGCCAATGCGAAATTTTTACTCCATACTCTAAAATTTGGGTTGTCACTAATAATATCGGTTATAAATAATGTATCAAACCCATTGTTGCTCAACGAAAAGTGAGTAAATGAAGAATCGCCCACCTCTGGTTTTTCATTAAATTCAACTAATTTTGTAACTTCAAGTTGAGGAATATAAAAATCGTTCAAATCTCGTATCCATAATCCAGAATTATTTGTTGTAAAAACTTTATCCCCAATTACATTGGTGGCTTTAACCTCGTAAACTCCATCTCCTTTTAAGCCTAAATCGGACCTAACCCATCCATTCGAATTTTTGTTCTTGCAAACCAATCCATTGTTATATCCAGAAATTATTAGTAGGTCGTCAAATACTGTAAAATCATTTATAAATTGTGCACTTGGACCAATATTAGTCCATTCGTCTATGTTTCCTTCAGATATAAGAATTCCGCTATTGGTTGCTCTATAAATTTTATTATCACTGACTTTCAATTCAAAAGTATTGCTGTAATCATCTATTTTTATCCAGGTCAAACCTTTATCAAAAGATTGGTATAAACCTTTATCATGTGCACCAAGTAGACTATTTTTATAATTAATGATAGTCATAAATGCATATGTCCAATCACTATCTATTACTTCCCAAGTATGTCCATCATCAGTGGAACGTAATAATTTTTCGCCATCAATTGGTACTGAAAGCAAGTAACCATCGCCTTTGTAAAACGCTCTAAATTTTCCTTGGTTTAAGTATTCCCAATTTTCCTCACCCTTAGATAATCTAAACAATCCCACATCCGTACAAGCATATAAATCTTCAAATTGATAAAATTTATAAACACTGAATTTATCACCAACTGAGTCAAACTCATTTGAATATTTTACCCAAGTTTCTTCATCAGTAGTAGAATAATAAATCCCATCTCCACTTGTTCCAACTATTACTTTGTCATTAAAATTCATCACACCAGATGTATGCTCTATATCTAATGTAGATTTTTGCCATTGAGCATTACATGCGTTTGAAATAAATAAAACTAAAAAAATACTTTTCAATAATTTCATAACCACTCCCTTTTATAAACTACTTTATATGATTTCTTTTTTAACTTTGTCTGTTCTAACAATTATGCCTTATTAATCGTTATGTATCAAAAAACTTCTATAGTCAACTTATTTTTCTTTAACCGGCATAACTCGTCTAATAGCAACAATAGCTTTTCTAATTTTTTTTCTTAAGTAAACCAGCGCTCATATTAAATCCCATCACATTTTCCTCACAAACATCCACACTATGCCTTTCTTAGTTTTTAACTTAAATAAATTGTTTTATAAAATCAAGATATGCAATAATTATTGTTCAATATTTTAATATTACCTTATATCATTTTTAATGACTACAAACGACAATAAATGATCCTAATTATCATCTGTGCAAATTCGTTCAAGCTGTGTTCTATTTTTCTTTATCCCTTGGAATGCTTTTTCTTTTAATATTCCACTGGGATTCTTTTCTATTTCATAGAGGCTAATTCAAAGTCATCGTCTCCTAAATTATATTTTTTCTTGAAGTAATCTTTACTAAAATTAATCCCAATATCACTAAGTATCTTATCTCTACCAGCAGTCTCCTCAGTAATCCGCTCTTTCTTCGTCAGCTTCACACGAATCTTCTTATCACGGTTACTGAGCGAAGTCGAAGTACCATAATTCAACTCAGTATAATAATCAAACATCTGATTCAATGCACCCTCAATAATCTTCTTATCACTAATCCCGATATATTCAAGCATTTGTCTATGAACATCACTAGCCTTGTAACTTCCACTATTTCCAACATCAATAGTAAGAGTAACAGACAACACAGCTTTAGAGATTTCCTTATTCTGAAACTCCACCATCTTTTCAAACATTTGACCAACATCATAAGTTGTCTGCTCTTTAATCTCAATCTGTTGCGACACTCCACGAGTAGCAACATTGTTTTCAATCATTTCCAATAAGTCATCAATAACAGCTTCTTTTTCTGTAGGAGTAGCAGTATCAGAAACAACCCCAATCAAATATGGGATTCCAAACTTTTCAATTAACTGCACCCAGCTTTCAATTGATGATTGCTTCAACTTCACTGGCCAATAACAGCGACTCAATATCTTTTCACCGTATGGATTACTAAACGTTGGCTGATGCCTTGCCAAAATAAATTTATACTTAGGCACTTCCACCAATTTATTTAATCCACGGCGGCTGAGCGGAGTCGAAGCCCCTTCAACAATCTTCAACTCATTGTCTTTATCAAAGGCAAACCACTCTTGAGGCTTTGCGATAATTTCAGTTGGTACAATTTTTCCATTACTTTTCATCCACAATATTTCAGAAACACTAAACCCATACAAAATTGAATCTAGCATTTGACTCATGATATTCTGCATAGGAAATCTTCTCATTATCTCAATTCCTTCATTACGCAGTTGCTCGCTTTCACTCTCAACTTCCCATCCCATTTGCAACACTTGCATTTTCCTTTGAAGTATCGTTGCAGTCAAATGAGGGTCAATCAGCAAATCCCTATAAATAGAAAGGTCATTCCCATTCTGTTCAAGAATCTTATCTGGATCTGGAAGAATATTCCCAATCATCCCAAGAAAAGTATTCTCCCTCTTCAAATACTCCATATATAACTTGCTCATAAAAACCTCTTAATCTTAATTCCTAATCTTACTCTTAATCCATCCTTGCCCCGTGGAATGCTCTTTCTTTTCCTATTCCATCGGGGTTTCTGCTCTATCCGTTCTTATCAGTCTAATCCGTTCAATCCGCGTGCTATTCTTGTCAGTAAATTTTCTTTCTTCTATACTTCCTACTAATCGGTCTAGGAATCTCCACCCTAACAACACTATTCCTCAAATATTCCAGAGCTTGGCTCATACTATCCACCATATCATCAAACTCCCCATTCGGAAAATCCTCACACTCATCTAAAAACTTATTCACATGCTCACTTAATACATACAGCGTTACATTCCCAGCTTCGATTATTGGTGTAATGGAATGCACACGACTAATCTTATCGCTGCTAACTTTTATAGCCTTTATCGGTAATACCGTTTCTCTCTGCAACTCTTGAATTAAACTAATTCCGCTTGCTTTGTCCTCGATAATTATTTCATTCGGCTTAAACAATTCATTCAATTCAATTACCTTTTTCTTTAACTCTGGAAACTCCAACCTCTCTCTAAAAATGTCTATTAAAGTATATCTATTATTCCAAACCTCCCAAGTAGTGCACACAGAAAAATCATTCTCTTGATTCTTCTTAAAAGCAGTATCCCAACTCTGTATAATCCTTAGTGCCTTTCCGGCTTTGCGGTTTTCTTCAGTGTTTATTCTATCTATTACTCCAAACCATTCACGTTTAATAATCCTTTCAGTATTGGCATCCACAAACAAACCATAAATCTCTTGGTCCCTTAATGCTGGAGATATTTCACTCGCAAGCTCATCAATCTCAGCTTTATCAAGCATGGGATTATCATAACTCGAATAATTATATGACTTCCAATTACTTACTTTTTCGGCTTCCTCTGGAAACAAATCACCTTGCTTTGCTTTCTGCAATTCTTTCATATCCGCAAAAGTCTCCCCATTTTCAAGGGGGAGATTTAGAGGGGGTTTTCCTTTCTTAAATAGCTTATAAAACAAATGCTCTTTCCCTCTATATTTCTTTCCCTTTGGAGTTCCCCCAATAATAGCATCAGCCTTATAATCCAACATCATTGGACGAATAGATTCCAACCATAAATTTTCATTCTTTAATATTATTCCAGCTTCATTTATTATTATTAAATTATATCCAAATCCCTCAATATTTTCTGGTCTATCAGAAGAACGAAAATCTATTATTGCTTCTTTCTCCGTAAACAGTTTAATCTCATTTCTGGATTTATTCCAATCCATATATCCTTTAGGCAAGTGCCTTAAAATAGGCATAGCGTAACGCTCAATGTATCTTTGAATGTTTGGGTAAGTAGTATCAACCCAAAGTATCTTTTCCCCCTTGCCATTCAATGCACGCTCAACAGCATAATTTATCATTCCCTTAGTCAAACCAAAACGCCGACCTTTAGCAATAACTTTGAACCTAACATCATCACGAAAGAATATCTCATCTTGTTTTTCGTGATATTCTATTTCAACTAATTTATCACTCATTTTTCTTGCTCTCAGTTTTTAATTTCTTTTCACCCAGTTCCACAATCTTTCTAATAATAGTTAATTCAGATTTTCCCTCAGTCTCAATCTTTTCTTTTTGCCCTAACATTATTTTACCCAACCAAATTAGTAAAGCTGGATTTCCTTTCAATGCTACTTGAATTTGTTTCCTTCTTAACTTAGTTTTTACGTTTAATCTCCCTTTTGCAAGAAATTCGTAAAAACTATTCCTAATAGTTCCTTCAGACACATTAAAATATTCCGCAATTTCTGTATTATTTAGTCCGTATTCAGCTAATTGCTGCACTTTACTACCATCTATTTCTTTCTTTGGTCTTGCCATTTCTAACTCCAAATAATAAAGCAATTAGTTTATAATTTACTTGACATTATAATACAAATAGTTTATTTTAAAATCAACTATTATTTAGATTTAATCTTAATAAGATATTTTTACAAACAATGAGGTTAATATGAAACTCGAAATCTTTAAGGTCGGAAAACACACTTCCTCTAGCGGAGTTACTAAGGATTATACCTTAGACGACCTAAACTCAATCATTCTTAATCACAAAGAGCCAACTCCAATTGTCGTAGGGCATCCAAAAACTAATTCTCCAGCTTTCGGTTGGATTAAAAATTTGTTTATCAAAGGCGAATCACTTTTTGCCGAAGCCTCAGATCTCGTTCCAGAATTCTTAGAATTAATAAAGCAAAAGATTTATAAGAACCGCTCTGTTTCTCTTACGCAAAATGAGGATGGAACACTTTCATTGAATCATGTCGGTTTTCTTGGTGGAGTCTTACCAGCAGTTAAAGGCTTAGCAGAATTAAATCTTAATGCTGATGAATCTGGATCTTTCGAAATGGAATTTTCTGCAATTGAACTTGATGAATCAGAAGAAACAACTCCAACAGAAAAGCAAGACAAGGTATCCCCATTTTCAAGGGGGACTGAAGGGGGTTCTGAAACTGAACCAAACATTTTTTCATTAGAACAATTCAATTCTCTAAAATCTGACGTTGCAAAAATTGTTGAGTTTATGGAAAGTTTTCCTAATCAAAATAATTCAACTTTGGAAACAGAACTTCAATCTAAAATCAATGAGCTTAATGTAAAAATTGATGCAGCTTATTTCCAAAAGAATATGATCGATAAACTAAACTTCGATAGCCTTACACCAGCTATCAAAAACAAGCTTCTTATTCTGCTTAGTCATTTCCAGTCTTTAGATTTTGCAAATGATGAACAAACAAAAATCGTTTCTGATTTCCAAGAGCTTGCTGATTTAATTCAACCATTCCAAACAGATGAAGTTCTTAAGAAAGTTGAATTTACACAGAAAAAGAAAACTTCAAATGAGTTTTCTCAAATGAATGTTGATGAAGAATCCTTACAGCTTTTTAATGATGCAACCCAACTTTCAGAAGAAGAAGCAATTTCTTTCAACGAAGCTTTAAATATTTTAATCAATAAAAAAGGTGAGGTATAATCATGCCTGGTACTTTAGATGCACGCCGTATAGTTGACCCCGTTTTAACACAGTTAGCTCGTGTTTATTCAAACAATGGTTTAGTAGCAAACTACTTATTTCCGTTAGTTTCTGTAAATAAGGAGGGAGGTAAAATTCCTCAGTTTACAAAAGAAGCTTTCAAAATTTACAACACAGAAAGAGCAATTCGTGCAGACTCTAATCGAATTAATCCAACTGTAAACACTACAATCGATTTCGTTCTTACTGAACACGATTTAGAATATCCTATGGATTATCGGGAGATTAACGAAGATATGCTAAATCTTAAAATGCACGCAACAAATGTTGTTACCGATGCTATCGCACTACGTAAAGAAAAGCTTTGTGCCAACATGGCTCAAAACGCTTCGCTTTTTGCAGCAACCAATAAAGTGACTTTAGCAGCTGCAGATCAATTCAATGCTTCAACATCAGATCCAATTGCAACAATAGACACAGCTCGTTCAGCAGTCCGTTCACAGATCGCTAAAAATCCGAATGTTATTGTAATGTCTAACGCTGTTTTCGTTGCTCTTAAAAATCACGCCGCTATTACTGATAAAGTGAAATATACTCAACACGCAGTAATCACAGCCGATTTACTAAAACAACTTTTGCAATTTGATGCGCTTTATGTCGCTTCTGCTGTTTATGAAGATGAAAGCGGTGTTCTACAAGATGTTTGGACTGACTCTGTTGTTCTTGCTTATGTTCCCGAAGCTAAACAATCACGATCTTTTTATGAGCCTAGTTTTGGTTACACTTTGCAAATGAAAAACTTTCCAATCGTTGATACATACGACGAAAAAGGAAAAGTTAAAATCGTAAGAAACACAGACCTTTTCGTTCCTAAAATCGTTGGTGCTGATGCTGGTTATTTAATAATCGATTGTTTGTCTTAAATGAGGTAATGTATGTATTTAGTTAAAGACACTTCAATTTTTTCAAACAAAAAGCTCTACAAAGTAGGGGACAAGTTCCCTTACTCTGATAGCGAAAAACATTTACTTTGGAATCTTACAGAGATCACCGAGCCATATAGTACAACGGTCGCTGAGCGGAGCCGAAGCGAAGAAAAAGCTCCAAAAGAAACAGAAACTTTTGAAGCTCCAAAAGTTGATGAATTAAACTCTGAAACTGAAACGCCAAAAATTGAAGCTCAAAATCCTAAATCTAAATCACGTAAAAAACAATAAAAATAATTTAAGGAATTATATAAAATGAAAACTGAACAATTAACCTTAATCACTTCAATCACTGCAGCTGCAACTTTAACCAAAAACCTTTTCGTTGGTTTTGATGGTGCTTTGTGTTCAGCCGATGCAAAAGCTCTAGGTGTCTGTAATGCTGACACTTTAATCGGTGAACAAATGCCAATCTCTGTTTCTGGTATTGCACTTGTTTATTCTGGTGGTGCTGTTACTGTTGGTACAAGTGTTTCATCCGACTCAGCTGGAAAAGCCGTTGCTTCAACTGTTCTTTCTGCAACCGTTCCAAGTACTGGAACTGCTGTAACTTCTTCGTCTGCTCAACCCGAAATGGATATTGCTGGTTCTGTTTTACCACAAGCAATAAATGGTTTTGCTCTTGATGTAGCTTCTGGGGCTGATGAACTTATTCGCGTACTTATAAAATAAGGAGAAACCAGAATGAGAAAACTACGTAGTTACTTAAAATCATTAGGTAGTGACATTGCTACTAAAAATTATATTGTTGATGGTGAATTCCCTGGTGATTGCATAATATGGGATAACTCAATTCTTAAAGGTGTTCGTCTAATGGTCGACCCAGTTTATGGCAACGACAACAATGATGGAACAACTTGGGATACTGCATTCAAATCAATATACAAAGCTCTAAATGTAATACCCGAAGACTTGAAAGGCAGACACGCTTTAATTCTTTTGCATCCTGGTGAACATCTAGTCAATGAAGATGAAGTTCCAACTATCAAGAATAAAAATGGTGTTGTTCGTTTAGTTTGGGTTGGAACCTTCATCAACAAATCTGAAGGCAAAACTGATATAAATGGTTATTACAATTGGGTTAGAAATGGTAAGGATAATCCAGTCAGAAATAATAATCAAGTAATAATAAAATTTGCAGACAATGCTACTGATACATGGTCTTTACTAAATGCATTTGATACGAGTGTTAAATCTTTAGGAATATCTTTTGAAGCACGTGATTTTAATTACGCTTTTAATCAAGTGGGTTTTGCCTATTGGGATAAATTTGTTTTTCAAGGATATGAAGGTAGAACTCCAACTTCATATCCAGCGCTACTATATTTTGAAGGCGTTGGTTGGGGTCAAGATCCTCCAATCACTTTAGACCTTAGAGACTCAAGGATTGCTTGTGTCTTTACTCGTGTCAATGGTTTCATCTGTAATATGAAAGTAATTGGTGGTAGTGGTGAGGCTTCAACAAGCACAAGTTATTGGAGAAGTATAATTCATTTAGGTGAAGGCTCTGATTTTTATGTTAAAAATGTAAGCGTTGCATTTGCTACTGGCTATGAACCAGAAAATGGCAAACACTATAATTTCACAAATTTCAAATCGAATTTTATGAGTGTCTTTCCTAGTGGTGGTGGCGGTAGGATTATAATGGATCACTTAAGTACTTCCAAAATCCAAGTAGATAATTCTGCAATTGGCGATGTCAAACCTGGTCTATACTTAACCGATTCAACAATAGCGGGGTCAAAAGTAGAATACAACAACTCAATATTTAATTTCACAGACACAGCTACAAATCAGCATACTGTAAAAGAATATAATGACTTGAATGCTTTAATAAGTTCCAAAATTTATCTAAGTCCTAAAATAATTGATGATAATGGCAACTTTAAATATTTAGGCGGCGCAATCTTTACCTTGCCTTCTGCAGACCCAACTATTGCGGGTGCTTTATGGAATGATAGCGGAACAGTTAAAGTTTCAGCTGGTTAATAAGACAATTCAAAACGGTGCTTAATCGCACCGCTTATTTCTTTGAGGTCTATTTTGAAAACTTGTTTATCAAATTTTTGTAATGGTACAATCCTAAAAATCGTCAAAGCACTTACAATAATAATGTCTTTGTCACTTGGGCTTGGTACAATAACTTATTTATATTGAGGTCAATAAAATGGCCATCCTAATCGTTTTTATATTATTTTGGGTGTTAATCTACTACATAGAAGGAACTCACGATGCTTATATAACAAAAGAAACTAATGAGCATCCATCAGCAAAGAATGCTTCCCTTGCTAACTTCTATAAAGGCAAATGGCATACTTGGGATACTTATCAGTTCGCAATTTTACATACTGTAATTGCTTCACTCCTTGCTATCGCAATGTCGTGTGCGCAATTCGTTTTTGATTTTCACTTTGTACTTCTAACTCTTAGTTTAATTTGTATTTCTGTTTCAATAAGAATAATTGCACATGATTTATTTTATGATTTAGGAATGAAACGTTCTAATTTTACTATTCCAACTTGCCAAGGCTCTTGGGATTGGTGGGATTGCTTCATCGTTTGGCTTAATAATCATGTTGGTATTCCACCTCTTTTTTTAAGATTCATTCCACTAATTCTATCAATAATATTTTATCTATTTATATAATATATTTTGTAAGCGTTATGTTCATTTGGACGGATGGACAAACCAAAACCTATTTACACCCATATATTTTAATAATTGCTTTTATAGCCTATAATCACACCTTTTAATAAATATATCACTGAAAAACATGAAAATATCATCACTTTTGTCCACATATCAATCAACTTTGTCCTAATTATAACCTACTTTGTCCAAACTTTGTCCATCTGATAATATATATAATGTAATAATTTGCACTTGAAAATCATTACAAGTTAGTGTACGTTTGTACACTATGCCTAAAAGATTATTTTACTCACATTTATTTGACAGACCAATCCTTTCTTCAGAAAAGGAGTACTATTCTATTGTTAAAGCAGAGGTGCTTTTTCAAATAGATGGTATGAAAAAATTTGCATGTCAATGTCCTGATTGCAAAAAGAAACGAGATAAACTTTTAGAATATTATAATAAACACATTTTGGGAAGCTATATAACACCTCATGATTAATTATTTCTTCTCTATCCGTTCAATTGTTCGTTTCTCCACTTCCACTCATTCGGCGTTCGCTTGAACAAACAGCGTTCCGTCCTCACACGTTTCATTCCAAAACTTCACAAATAAACTCTAATTCTTGTCTTTTAAGTTGTTTTATTTAAAACAATATGGTAGCCAAAAGTTTTGAGGAAACAAACATTTGGATTTTCGGTTATTTACAAAAGAAATCATTTTTGTAACCATCGGAATTTAATTGTTCAGTAAAAAACATCACTTCACAAATAAATCCTTTATTAAAACACAGTGGTGTGCAAAACATTTGCTCAAGGAACGCAAATAATTTGCACGTTCTAGGAAAGCAAATATTAAAAAAATAAACAAACCAAGCAAAAAACCAAAGCACGCTTTCTGTTAGCAAAACGAAAGCAAAAAAAAGAAACCCACAAAACTAAAAAAAAGAGTCCGCTAATCAAGGGTATATAAACGGGTGAAAAGCTTCCCGCCCTTGCTTATCGGCTTCCTTTTTTTTAACAGCGTTTTGTTCTTTTTTTCACTTTTTGCCAACAGTTCAGCGTTGGTTTTTCGGTTTGTTTCTTTTTTTAATGCTTGGCAAGGCAAAGCCAGTTCAAAAGCAAAAACAAAGGCTTAAAAAATGGTAATCTTAAATTGTGTTCGTTCTGCTCACTCTATCCGTGTTCATCAAGTTGGGGTTTCTTCTGTTTCTTATCTGGTTAACAAAACTTTAGCTACTGGTCAAATCTTGTCTTGGTCTTTTTCTTCTCTCTCAGTTGCTCTTAAGTTTGCTCATTTTCTTGGTGTTCCTCAAAAACAAATAAATCAAGTAACTAAAAATCAACTTTCACTTTTCTAATTTAAAACGAGGTATCTAATGGATAATGCAAAAAAACAAAAAATTAAAGCAATTTATCAAAGTGTTAAGGATTTAACACAAGATCAAAAAGACCAGCTGATGATGCAATTAAACATTAAAAATCCAGAAGGTCACTATTTATCAGGCAGAAATTGCATTTTACTTGAGAGACAAGCTGCAATTTATAATCCAAATATTTCTTTTTCTGTTGTTGGTGGTTTTCAGCAATGGCAAAAACATAATAGAAAAGTAAAAAAAGGGGAGAGTGGTTTTTATATTGCAATTCCTTCAAAGAAAGAAAATCAAGAATCTGAAAACTCGGATGAAGTATTTTTCTTTTTCAAAGCCGTTTTCGATATTTCACAAACTGAACTTATCCACCAAGAAGTGGAAGAATTATCGAACTAATATTTATATAATACGAAGTAAAAAAATTGCTTCGCTTTTTTTATTCTATGGAGATATAAAACAATGATACAAGAAAAATTAAAATGTGAGTATTGCGGAGCAGAAAAAGAAGAATTTTCTTTTTATATCGGAGCTTCAAAAGAACCAGACTGGACGATGATCGAAGGAACGGGAAAAATAACTTGTCCGAAATGTTACAATGTAGCAGTAAAAGAAGGAAAAGAAAAGATTGAAAAGCATATTAAAAATTTTAATTCCAAGAATTGA